AGAATACCTTGGTATAAAAACCAACCAGAACCAATCAAGATAGCATTAGCAAACATGGCGTATCAGCTAGGAGTTCCTAAGCTGTTACAGTTTACAAAGACACTTGATCATATTGAGCATGGAAGATATGGGATGGCAGCAGCAGAGTGTCTTAATTCAAAGTGGTATCAGCAAACTCCCAACAGAGCAAAAAGAGTTTCTGATGTATTTAAAAACTATAACGAAGGAGAATAAATATGCCCGGTTACATGAAGAAAAAAACAGGAATGAAAAAAACTAAAAAGCCTATGATGAAAAAAGCAGGTATGAAGAAGATGAATAAAACTAAAATGAAAAAGAAAGGATAGGATTATGCCATTTAGTAAATACAGTCCTAAACAAAAAAAGTTAGCAAGAGTTGCTAGTCCCAGAAATAAAATTACAGGTGCAGACTTTGCAAAACTTAGAAAAAAGAAAGGAATGAAAAATGGCAGTAAGAAAACCCGCAAAGCGTAAGTTTGCTAAAGTACCAAAAACTAAAGGTGGCGTTCCAAAGAAATATGTAGCAGGTGCAAAGAACCCCAAAGCAAGAGAAAGAGAAATTAAAAGGACTGCAAGATTATATAGGCTTGGCAAACTTACCCCTGCGATGATGGATAGAATTAGCAAACAAAGGAGTAAAGGATAATGTCTAAATATGGAAGCATACCCGGTTCAGGAAGGTTCTCTAAATCTACACTTGATAAAGTATACAAACGAGGATTAGGTGCATACTATAGTTCAGGATCAAGACCAAAAACTTCGGCACATGCTTGGGCTATGGGCCGCGTGAAATCCTTTATTTCTGGTAAAGGTGGAGCAAGAAAAGCAGATAAAGATTTAATTAGAAAGAAATCCTGATGCCTGATAAACAACCACCCAAAACTAAAAAGTATTTTCGATCTACCAAGTCTGGTGCAGGTATGACCAAAGCAGGTGTAGCTAGATACAGAAGAGAGAACCCCGGATCTAAACTACAAACTGCTGTTACAGGTAAAGTAAAGCCCGGAAGTAAGGCTGCTAAAAGAAGAAAGTCTTTTTGTGCAAGAAGTGCAGGACAAATGAAGAAGTTTCCGAAGGCAGCAAAGAACCCTAACTCACGTTTAAGACAAGCAAGGAGAAGATGGAAATGTTAAAAAGATTATGGAATAAAATAAAAAATATCTTTAGCAAGAAAACTAAAAGAGGTAGACCTAAAAAGTGATGCAATTTTGATGCAATTTTTGATGCAATTCTTGATGCAATTTTGATGCGGTAATGTGTCATATTGTTATGGTAATCTAAAGGCATCTATGGTAACCTATGGTATTGATAATATTAGAAAAGTATGCAATATCAATGGTTTATGAAATTGCTACAAACGGGTTCGATTCCCGTTGGGGACGCCAGCTTTTCTGCACCTTTCAGGGTGCTTGATGCAATTTTGATGCAATTTAAAAGCTATCCCCTACGGGTATTACACCCGTACTTGACTTCTGTTATCAATGTTATATACTTTAACTATCAATAATTGGAGGTCTGAATGTTAAAAGTTTACTATAATAAGAATCGTAATACATACATTGTTAACTTGTACAAGGTTGGAGGTAAAAGAAAAACCTTTAAGTCAAAGTTAGAAGCAGAGAGTTTTGCTAAATTAAAATGGCAGCAACATCTTAAAGAAGAATACATACCAACTACTGTATCAGGATCTAAAGGCATAGCTGAATGGTATGCTTATCAAAAAACTAGATACACACAAGGAGAGTTTCTTAGACAAGAGTTGAGACACAAAGAAAACATTGCCGAGAAATTTGCAAAGATTATAGTGCAAGGTAAAACTATAGAGCAATGGGATCTAGATAAACTAGTTACTCATCCAAGAAGTCCTGCTTCTATATCTCAAGAAATAATATCGCAGATATTGGCAATGGATATATCACATAAAACAATGAAGGGTTTGTATTACTCTTTTAAAAATATATTTACTTTTTTCCATGAAAGAAAGTGGACACATGAAAATGCAATAGGCTCTGCAATGTTTCCAAAACAAAAACATGGAGCAGAAGATAACAAAGCTATTCGTATATCAAAAGAAAATATAGAAAAGATTATTAGCTATGCTAAACCAGAATATAAACTTGTAATAAAGTTTGCTGCATTTACTGGTTTGAGACAAGGCGAGCTTAGAGAGTTACGTTGGAAGGATATTAACTTCGATAACAACACAATAACTGTATCAAGAAGCATACAACTGTTTGGAACTATCGGACATACAAAAACTAAGAATGGTCAGAGAATAGTACCCCTTATTCCTAGCATAGCTCAGGAGCTTAAAGAACTGCGTATGGCTAGTGGTAGACCAGAAGATGGTGAGTTAGTATTTGTTGGTAAAGATGGTAAACGAATATATGGTCAAACACTTAGAGATAATTTAGATGCTGCTTGTTTATTAGGTCAGGTATCTAGAATTAGATGGCATGATCTTAGACACTTCTATGCTTCTATATTATTACAAACCTACGGAGACGACTTACACAAAGTAACTAGTTTCATGGGTCATGGATCTATAGAGATGACTAGGAAGGTTTATGGTCATTGGCTAGATGATAAGAAGCGTAATGCAGAAGATGCAGCAAAACTTGATGCAGCATTTAGTCTATAAAATCATTATTAGTATACTCAAATTCCCTATAAAAATCATGGTTGATTGCCTTGTCCAGAAACATCTGGGCAAGGTTTAACAACTGTTTTTTATTAACAGGTTTCTTATGAAGCTTGTTGCCTATAAGAATGCTAATCTCTGTTTCTGTTGCCCATAGCAGTATTCTTTTTTCCTTGGACTCTTTGGATTTCTGCTCTTGGGATGTACCATTTTCCTCTTTCACCAGTTCTGTATCCTTTAATATATCCGGCATCAATAAACTTTTTTAAACGCTTTCTGTTCGTTTCATTTATCTCTTCACCCCACAACTCTTTAATAGCTTCAGCAGAGTTAAGAAATCCTTTAGACTGAGAATGTGTCATCCTCTTCCTTCTCCTCTTTTGGTGTATTTACAAACAAGTTAAAGACAGCTACTTTTACTTTATTATATCCTTCACCTGTTTTTCTAGATAACTGTATGTTAATATTAGCATTCTTAGGATCGGCAAAATACTCTACAAGTTTTTTTCTTAAATCCTCGTCAGTAACATTCAACCATGCTGCTGCTTCTATCTTTTGTTCTGTTGTTATATCTTCATATATCTTAATTTTTGAATTTCCAAATTCAGGTCTCATATTTCTAACTCCTTATTTCTTTTGTTAATTAAATCCATTAATATGCCGCACTTCTTAGCGTCTTGTTCCTTGTACTCTGTAAACACTTTCTTATTACTCTCAAAGTATTTTCTTAGTTCTGCTTTGTATTGAAACTTTACAATTGTAGACATCTGTATATCAAACCATGCAGACCAATTTTGTTTAGGATGAAAGTCGTCTATGGGATCATGGTCTCTTGTTGTAGGTTCTTTTTCTACAATAGAAGAATTAGGAAAAGTATCTTTGATTTTCACAAGATCATCTTGTAGGGGGGCAACAGTTAGAGTATCTTCATTGCTCTCTTTTTCTTTAATAAGATTTGCAACAACTTTACTCTCTTGCTTTGTCAAGGCCGCAACCATTTCTTCAGCACTTGCAAACTCTGTTCCTGATAATCCACAGTTAGCTAATGCTCGACCTATCGCTCCTGTTTCACAATTCATCAGAGCAGAACTTTGATTTATTTTACTGCTGCTTCTAAATTCTTCACACTTGCCATCTCCAATACATTTACCATTTGCATCAATAACACTTGCTTCAACAACAACAACTTTTTCATTGTATGTGTGTATGTTGGTTTTAATACCAAGATCAAGTCCGTAGTGTCTCCTAAATATTTCTATCCTATCTTTAACCATAGTATAGCCTTTGCCTTTAATATTTACGCCATGCGTTTTCAGCAACTTAGCACATTCAGCCATTACTGTTTTATGATCTATGTTACTCATACAGACCTGCCCAATCTAAATAAACACAACCCATAAGATAGCCCATAGTAATTAATAGACCAGCAATGCAAATATATTTTATGATTATGAAATTTACTTTGTTCTTTCTATGTATTGTAGTAATGTTAATGTGATCCCTCAGTAGTGCGGAATTCAGACCTCCATACTTATCGAGGGATCGTTTCTTAGTTTGTTTCATTCTATCCTCCATATTTTTTTTGCATTTTTTAAAACATCGGGGTTCATATCATTCCACCCAAATAAACCATTCCATTGCGGATCACAAAGTCTTAATACATCCTCAATGTTATCTGCTGCTTTTAACAATCTCTCTCTTCTTTGGCAGCTCTCAATTATTATTTGTAGTGCATCTTGCAACTGATCTTCTGTAGGTGAAAACATCCTATACCCACTTTTGTTTGCATACACAATCGTTGGTAGTTTTTTAGTTAAAAAGTAGTACCCTGCAATCTGTGTCATGTGAGGTGAACGTATTTCAGAAGGTAAACTGTTACTTCTTGGCTTGTCTACAACATTACTAGTCCATATAGTTTTAAGTTCAATACGTTGACTATAATCAGGTTTTCCATTGTATAATAATTCACATTTAGGAAGCTTTGCGTATAAATCTACTTCTCCTTCTAGTCTATTCAACCCATGTTCTTTTTGTGCAGCTTTCAACCCCTCAATAGCGTGATTTATAACTAGTTCTAACTCTGTGTGTGTTCCTTCATCTGCTTTTCTCCAAGTCATTTCTTTCTTTATTTCTTTTTGTGCAAAGATAGATTCAAGTTTATATTGTATCTCTATCTTTTCTTTTTCTTGATCTCTCCATGTAGGGCTTTCATACTCTTGTAGACGTTGCTTTGCGTTTTTTAAAACTTCATTCATAGAAACATCATTAAGTAAATGACTATCGCAGGCCTCTTGCACAACTATACCTGCGTGCATTTTAGTATTTAAAATTTTATATTTATCTATGGTTGCTTTTGCAAGTTGTGTATCACCATCTGTTTCGCCTTTTAATATAGCGTATGCTTTGTTAACTCTTACTCTTACAAAGCCTTTATCCCAGATTGTTTTTGCGTCACTAGCAACAGGGTTACTATGATGGTAGTAATTTTTTTTTGCAGCCCAATCAGGCGTGTTGTAATCCATATATACCTCTATCGTTAGAGGTCAAAGATCATTCATCCACAATTGTATAATTTAAGATTTTAGGTGATTGTATAGCTATCACAACATTACTAGCCCATTCTAATTGTACTGGTTGGTTTTCTTTTTGTGTTGTAACACCATAAGGATTGATAAGATTGTAATAAACTTCTGATCCTAAACTAACGTGCTTTGATGCTAAAGGATAAACTATTCCTAACCTGCAAATATCTTGATTTTTTACTTTTGCAATAGATAAAGCGTTTAAGGAGTTTTTATTTACAACTTTATTTCTTATGTCCTTTCCATTGACTAACAAAACTCTGCCTGCCATCCATTGCTGCAAATCCTCATCATATTGAAATCCTACTATATTAGGTAATCCTATTGAAGAACCCACTAGTTTTTTTCTAGTCATAGTAAAAGCATTTATATAATGGTCAGCATCTATTGAACCAAGCAAGGGTATAACTTCTTCTTCTTGCATAAATCTATTAGGATTTATATTAAATATATTTGCATATTTAACTGCATCTTCTCTGGACATTTGTGTTTTACCATTCATGTGTCTAGAAATAGTTTCAGGTGTTAAGTTCATTTCTTTTGCTAAGTCAACACCACTTATCCCATGCTGTTTTGCTAATCTCTTTAAAAGTTCCATCTCTACATTATCAACCAATTTAACCTCCATCATAAAGATGTTAAAAAAATAGTCAACTATCACCTATCTTTAAAAATAATCTTTGACTCGTAATGACATATCTATAAAATAATATTGATTGTGTCAACAAGTACTATCAAGAATATGAAATTAAACGAGTACAGAATAAATAAAAAATGGTCTTATGGACAACTCGCTATGATGACAGGAGCATCTCATGCAACTGTCGTAAGGCGTTGGTGTCTGCCATGTTCACACCCAAACAGTATGATACCAGACAGAAAGTTTATGTTAGAGATCATACGTTTGACCAATGGAGCGGTGCAGCCAAATGATTTTTACATGGAATAGATTTTATGTGTCAATAACATCAAGGGTGATTCGATGAGCCAGTATCATGTATTTAGAAAAAGTGCTAACTGGAACCTCATCGCTTTTAAAAGACCAAATGGCAAAAGTTGGGTAGAGATAGAAGATGACATAATTATACAGGCAAGACAAGACTATGACAGAGGACACATAGACATGTGTCAGAAAAAGACAAGCGATGGATTTACACATCTGATGGTTAAGAAAACACAAGACATGATGAACAAACCAAAGAAGCGTAAACCTTATTTTGGAAAGGGGCAATGAATGAGAAAATCAAAACACTATCCCTCTTTGCAGGCATCGGAGGGATCGACCTTGGACTTGAAGCAACAGGATATTTTGAAACAGTCCAGTTCGTTGAATACGATCCCTACTGCCAACACATACTCAAAAGACATTGGCCAGATGTCCCTGTTTGGGGAGATGTCAAAACCTTTGACCCAGACAGTTGCGGAGAAATCGACTGTATCGTTGGGGGCTACCCATGCCAACCCTTCTCCGTTGCCGGGAAGCAAAAAGGCACGCAAGATGACCGCCACCTCTGGCCGAGAATGTTTGAAATTATTAAACACAAAAGACCCTCTCTCATCCTTTGCGAGAATGTGTCTGGTCACATTGTCTTGGGTCTCGATGAAGTGTTACTTGACTTGGAAGGTGAAGGCTACTCCACGAGGGCGTTTGTTATTCCAGCTTCAGCAGTCGATGCCAACCATAAAAGAGAGCGTGTCTGGATTGTGGCCTACTCCAACAACACAGGAGATAGAACATCCCAACGCAGAGCTAACAAAGACAGGCAGAAGATTAACGAAGGACAAGCAAAGCAGCCACAGTCTCAATCTAGCAGACAAAGTACAGATGTGGCCAACACCGACAGTAGGATGCGTAGAGGGGGGAGAGCAATCAGATCGAGTGGAGAGAACAAACAAAGGCGGATACATACTACGCAAGAAAAACAAACCTCATATGACATACGGAGCGAAACTATCGGATGCGATACTGTTCGAGGAGAAGCAAAAAATGTGGCCAACACCCAGAGCTTCGGCAGCGATGGCCGAGAACACCAACACGATACAGAAGAGAATAGAGAAAAAGGGGCCATTGGGAGCAAAGTTAGAAGAGAGAGTAGCACAGAAAATGTACCCAACACCCAAGGCGAGGGATTGGAAGGACAGCGGATCGATAGAGAAACTAGCAGAGACAAAGAGCCAAGAAAGTTTGATGCACAGAGTGGCAAAGCAAATGTTTCTAACACCAACAGCCAACGAGGATGCAGCCGGGAGAGCTGGAAACAAGCAGCAGAAGATGTTGGGCAACAGTCCAGAGGTGAGGAACACAGGCAAGGGAGCATTGAACGCAGACTGGGTGGAGTGGTTGATGGGGTTCCCTCGTGGTTGGACGAGCCTGACATCCCAAGAGTTACAACAAATCAAACAGGAAGGGTGCAAAGATTGAAGATGCTTGGTAATGCAGTAGTACCTCAAGTGGTGTATCAGTTGGGATTAGCAATGAAGGAGCTATGGGATGAAGTATGAAATAGTAATAACCTTGCATTCAAACAGAAAGCCTACGCTAACAGAGTTAAACGACTTTCTCTTTTGCAAGATACGAGACAAGGATCTTAGGTACACGATCAATACCAAAGCAGACCCTATGGAGCTAACAAAGGAAAGCAATGACAAGAAGCCAACATGACTACTACCCTACGCCCTATAGTATCGTAGATACTGTTGTAAAGCTCATAGACGAGCATTGGGATGTCGATAGGATATGGGAACCCTGTGCAGGGGATATGCGTTTCAGCAACGCTCTAGGCAGGAATGACAGGCAAGTGATTTCTACGGACATCAGAACCAACCAGAACTTCTATTGGTACAAGGAAGCTCTAGCCCCGGCACTAGTAACCAACCCACCATTTAAAAGCATACGGGAGTTTATAGACCATGCCTTTGCTATCGGAGTGCAGCAAATGGCATTGGTATGCCCTGAGCGTCTATGGTCATGCGGTAGAGGGTATGCACAATGGCACAGGCACAGACCCTCGCAATGGATTAACCTGTCGTGGAGAGAGGACTATCTTGGCAAGGGTGGCAAGCCGGATAGAGCGTTGGCTGTAGCAGTATGGAACAGTCCGCATACAGAGCATTGCCAGTATCAGGTGTTGGATAAACTAACTAAACAAGGAGATATTTATGATACTCTCTAGAGAGCTAACTAGAGTGGCCGCAAGGGTTAGCATACCCATTACTTCTTTTTGTTTTAAAAGGGAAGCTACTAGAGTGTTACTCTCTAGTAGACTCTCTAGAGAGTATGAGGTTGAAAAAAGCTCTGTCAAGAGGGAAAATGAAAATGCTAGTAAAACTAGGCTTGGCAAAGGGTATAAAACACAAGGTTATGACACAGTTATTGACAGTAAGACGCAAGAAAGCGAATCACTTGTTGATCATCGTGTCAATGTGCAGCACTTGTTGCAACGCACAACTAAAAATATGAATTTTAATTATGTAAATGCTAAACAGAGAAGGCATAAGATGGATGATTTAGAGTGGCGATTACAACGTATCTTTAAAAGATTAGAGCGTAGAACTAGCAGGCAAAGCTATCAAGATACTGTTAAAAGTGTTCGCAAGTTAGATCGCAAGTATCAGTTTATCTTTGTAAACAACTATGAGGAGTTATGGTCAATAAAAGGTTAATGGCAATGAACTGGGATATGCCTAGTCTGGATCGCTTGTATAAGGAAGCAGCAGTAACATTGCATTACTTGCCACCGGTTATTAAAAGAAAGCAGTATAGTTCGCTATGGCCAAGCTATGCCTTGGCTAATGCTTGGAGCGGTTATGGCTGGGATAAGGAAGTAAAGATTACACCAACTACGGATGACATTACCCGCTTAGAGTTTGCTTTGGAGATTGGGTGGGAACTAGAGAAGGAAGATAGAATGGTGCTATGGTATACTGTGCAGAGTGCAGTCAACAGAGAGCGTGGCCCTCGTTGGAAGTATCTGTCCAAGCGGTTTCATTGTGATCCTAGAAGTGTTAAGGGTAAGTATGAGAAAGCCCTTATCAAAGCATACTATCTTATCAAAGGGCTTCAAAGTTAAGCGGCTAGTCGTATTACCTTGATGGATAAACCATTGGTAACCATACCGCAGTATATGTCGTTAGCGTATCTACGCTCTGCTGTGTAGTTATTGTTAGCTACATGATAGTTCCACCAGTCAAGAGCTTCATCGCTCTTGAGATGGAATTTACATAGCGAACCATGATCAGTTATTAGTACATCTATCATTCAGACCTCCATTTGTTATACATACATAAATAGCATATTGACATTTACTGTCAAGGTATTTGATAGAAGGTGTTAATTAGTTGTTGCTAATGTATCTAAAACCCTTTATTTATAAGTAAAATAAGCAAGGCTTTGCTTATTGCGGGGCAGGACAGACTTCCTTCAACCAATTTTATCTTGCCCCTTTTAACAGAACAGATTCGCTATGGGTATTGTAACTAAACAAGTAATGGAACAGATTGCTGATGAGCTGGCTATGGGTAAGTCTCTTGTGAAGATTTGTAAGAGCAAGAAGATGCCAAGCTACAGGTCTATCACTAATGCTGTGCGTAAGGATGATGAGCTGTGGGAGATCTATCGCAGAGGTAGAGTGCAACAGGCTGAGTTCTATGGAGATCACATTATAGATCTTGCAACCTCTCAGTTGCCAGAGAATATGGATCCACGCTTTATGAATGCAGAGGTGCAGCGTAGAAGGCTTGAGGTAGATAGTCTGAAGTGGACACTAGGTAGGATACAA